ATCGTATCCTGAATAAGCGAATCAAACCGTATACGGCTTTGACGAACTTGATTTTCCCTGCATCCATTAAGGAAAATTTGTTTGAAGAGTTTGCTCAGGTTGATGTGCTTGAAGGTACCTATGGAAGGGCTCCGTTTGTTAAGATTGGGCAGAAAGCGGTCATTATGGACGCTTTGAACGGTACGTCTTACACAATTGATACGCCATTCATCAATATCAAACGGCCTTTGAAGTATAGTACGGCTTTTGCTAAGCGGATAGCCGGGCAGGGCGTGTTTACGAATACCGAGCAGACAAGAGCTATGGTCCGTCAGGCTATCGAGCAGGATATGGACTTTATGAACACGCTGATCGATGACCGAATTGAGTGGATGGTAGCACAAATACTCACAGGCATAATTGAGTATTCTGCTGAGGGCCTGGATAGCTTTATTATTGCCACGGGGAAACCTGCGGGAAACACATTTTCCGTCGCTAATGCGTGGGCAGGAGGGTCTGCTACACCCTTGGAAGACATTAAGACAGCTAAGCAAGTAGTGTCCACGGTTCGTGGAGCTATCCCCAATGTAGCCATCTGCGGATCTACTGCTGCCACTGCTTTGAGAGCAATGATCTCAGGAACCGGGCAACTACAGGACATCATCAAGACGACTTCTGGTGTAGCGTCTCAAGAGCGTTTGAATCTGTTGAGCCGTATAACTGAAGAGGGTATGATACACATAGGTAAACTCGGAGATGTTGATTTCTTTGAGTATCTTGGAACCTTTAATCCCGATGGTGGAGGGGCTGCTACTGCACTTATCAGAGCAGATTTTGTAGAGTTCTTCTCTACCAGCCAGCGAGCACTAGATGCACGAAGGTTTATGTTCGGGATGATACCTGACCTCAGAGCTATCGTAGAAGGTAATGCAGTTACTGAACGGTATGTGGAGACTAAGGCTCCTGGCTTCGATCAAGGGACGTATGAGGCAGCAGTAAAGACCAGACCTTTCCCGTGGTTGTACCGGCCTGACTGGTTTGTGAGTATGAAAGTCACCAACATATAATACTGAGTCAAACTTAATGGGCAGAAGTGCTGCGGGTCTCGATAAGGCACTTCTGCCCCTTTTATAAATAGATAGAATAACTGCGAGGAAATGAAAATGTCTGAAAAACAGTATTACCATAAAACCGACACGATTATGGCTAAAGACAGGACAATGATTAGTCCTGGAACGCCTTTCAAAGAGACTGACTTAGTTCCTGCAACCTTTAAGGGGATGTTAGACAAAGGGACTATCGTTGAGTACGATCCCACCATACCACCCCCTCCTATTCCTCAACATACGATAGGGAAAACACAGACAGGAATAAAGCGGGATAAGAAAAAAACAGATGATGTACCTAAAATCGGAATGACGAGAAAGCCCCCTGAAGTAATTACGCCGGAACTAAGGATACAGAAGGAAACGGTTAGAGAAAAGTTGAGGGCGTTGGGGGCTCGTGCACTTCCTGCTAATGCCAGGTTAGATACGCTCCAGAAACATTTAGCAAAAGCAGAGGCAGATATTAAGTCGAAGGCAGAGGAAAAAGCCAGACAGTTAAAACCGGATAAAGTGTGGGACGCTGATCCCGAAGCAATTAAAGATACGTCTATGGATCATCTACTTACCGCCTATCGTACCAGGTGCGAGGAATTTAACATTACATTAGAGCATTTCGATAACGTAGAACTTCTCCGCGAAAAGTTGTCCAGTCAGTTTAATATGTAGTGAGAGACGCTAAATTATGGCAGTAGAACCACTTTATATTGCTAAAAGTCTTTTGTTACAGCGACTGAGGATGTCTAATACATCAGATACCGAGACTCTCACAACTATAGATCAAGCCATAGCTGATGTACGCTTGGAGTTTTATCGTAGACTTACTTTAGATCGAGCAACAGAGATAGCAGCACTGCCTTCCATAGAAAATCCAACTACAACGCAGGGGGTGTTGCGGGGGGTTGCGGAAGTCACAGAACTTTATTGGGTAATGTATAAACTAATCTGTATTCTCCCCACTATGTTTATTGAAACTGCTCATGCGATCACGAACAGTTTCAAGGATGTGCCAATAACCCGTGATAGTGAATCTCTTCAGAAATTTTTAGGGTGTTTGAAAAATACTATAGAAATAAACTTGGGGCAACTTATTATTCCTGTAAACGATAACGCAGGAGACTTTCAGGCATTTAGTACAGGAAGACCCACTCCATTTATTCTTGCAGATAATGTTATTGGACGTCCGATAAGCAGGGCTGGCCTGTGATTAGGACTGTAGATAATACAGCTTTTTTAGTAATTAAAAAATCGCTCTTTAACACTAAAGAAGGTATTCGCCGGGGATTACTTGATGTAGCTCCTGAGATTCAGCGTGAAGTAAGGCGTTTGATTTTTAGTCCCCCAAAGACAGGTAGACTTTACGTTATTGGAGGAAAGGTGCATCAGGCTTCTGCACCGGGAGAAGCACCAGCGAATTTAACAGGAGACTTGGCACAGGGTGTAGGATATGAGGTATCGAGCCATACCAGGCTAGTCATAGGTGATCGAGCAGAGCACGGTAAATGGCTTGAGGGTAATGAACCGAGTAGAATAGCACCAAGACCTCATTTGAGACCAGCAGCCCTCAGTAAGGCAAGAGAGGTAGGACAGGCGATAGTTAGAGGTGTTGCAAGAGAGTTAGGTAAAGTAATAAGATGATAACACCCGAAAGTGTAAAACTTCAACTGATGGCTTTGCTGCCAAGGTTTACCGATGAGTACTCTACCACGGTAAATGGCTCAGCAGTTGTAGATACGGGAGTTGTAGTAGTTACGTCGATAGCTCATGGTCTTACCTCTGGGGATATTATTGTAGCCTCTGACGTTGAAGTAATTGTTCCTGTAAGTTCTGTAGTCTTCGATGACGATGCAGAACAAGCTACAATGACCACAGCATTTGAACACGACAGAACAAGTGGAGAGGGAGATAAAGGTGGAGCGAATATTGCTTCTCTGCAAGATTTTGCAGATGCAAACTATAACGAGGATTTTGATATTATCTCTGCTACCAGGACAACATTTGTTGTAAGTGTTGGTGCTGATGTGGTGGGAGACCTTGGAAATCTAATAGAACCACGAACACTGTTTTTGGGATTTCTAGAAGTTACTGTACTCGACGACGATAGTTTTTCCGTTGCATTACAAGACACACATCTACCCGATGGCACAGAATTTGAGACGTTTACTTTTGTAACCGAGCAACGGATTTTTATTGCAGCAGATGTAACCAGGGCGGTAACGATTTATGGACAACGTAGGGATGCGAAACCGACCCTGTTCATAGTGTTCGGTGCTGAAAATGCAAGTAAGGATAGAAATGTAGTAAACGATTCTATTGCTGCTGCTAATGCACAGAATCCGTTACAGATAACCTATATTCCCGGAGTCACGCTCAAGACAATAGCATGTACTAAAAGTGAGCAGTCGGCAGCTACACAACAGCAGAAAGTCTACGCAGAAATAAAACCCGCTATTCGTCGAGCTATGTACGGGTACCTATTTGACGGGAGCGATAACGAATCTGTAATTTTTGCTGCGGTAGAGGCTGGAAACGTACCTGAGTTTTGGAATCAGGACTACTATGTACATAATTTTGACTATCAAATCCCGTATATTCTAACACGAGATCAAGGGTACGATAACAGGAAACATGTCTCGTTTAGAGAAGTTGTTGTAAGCTCTAAGATGTTTAATAATGAAGGCGATTTAGTAGAATTAACTACAGAACCTACAATATAGGAGATATGATGGCTAAGAAAGAAAAACCAGCAGATCCTCATGCACATAAAATACCGAAGAATAAATTAGTGAAGCCCAAAAGAATTATCTTGACAAGGTTTAAGATACACGCTAATATAGGCGGGTATAGTGCTGGATCAGAGATACGTTTACGGTGTAGAAAACGTGATGGTTTGCCGGTGGAAAGGTATTGGCGGCGGCGATTACATGACGCAAAAACAGACGGCTGTATAGTTAAAGTGCCTGATCCTCCAAAAAAGAAAAAGGAAGTACAAGAGCCTGAATAATACTGTAATAGTTACTCTGGACACGAAGGGATAGTAGATTATGATAACTAAACCTAATGTAAACATTTCTCTGGCATCGGCCAATACTGTCTTGGATATTGGAACTCGAAAGGACTTAATTGTTTGCCAAGTTATAGGTACAGCAGCCAATATCCTGCACACGGGTATTGAAAGTCTGACTCAGGCAGAGTTGAATTCTTTATTTACGGCAGGCTCATACTGTAGAGTCATGGTTCAACAGTGGCTTGATGCTAATCAGATTGGTAATAATATCAAAGCAGAACTTGACGTTATTGCTCTAAAGCCGGAGGGGGCAGCTACTGCTGCAACTAAGACTATCACGGTGGTAGGGACTGCTACAGCAGCAGGCACTATTGTTGTTAGTGTTCTTTCGTCTAAACTATATAGTCAGACCATTACAGTGGATGTTGATGATGACGAGACCGCAGTTGCCGATGCAATAACCGCAGCCTATTCTGCTGTAGTTGCACCCTTCACTGTTGATAATGCCGCAGGTGTCGTAACTGTTACTGTGGTTGACCTCGGAACAATAGGAAATGACTATGGGGTTGAGGTAAGTAACCTTGTTGCAGGACTTTCCTCGATCACTATTGCTGCGGGGGTTACAGGAGCAACTCCTCCTGTGGTTACTGATGTAATGGACTTGGTGGGTAGTACACGATATCAAGGTATTTTGTGGCCGACCGACCAGATAGCAGATATTGCAGAAGTTACGACAGATTTTCTAGATGTGCGGTTCAATACATCTAACGATATTTTGGATGGTGTAGCCTTTATGGGGGAGACGGGAACGCTGGCAGGATTGACAGGTATTGCAGATGCTTTGAATAGTCAGTCTTTAGTTATTATGGGTAATGAGATTACCGGCACAGACGCCCTAAAGTTTGGACCAGAAGTAGTTCACCCGGTAGACTGGACTGTTGCTACCTTTATGGCTATCAGGGCTAGGAGACTTACGGAGAACGCTTCTATCAGTTCTGTAGTTACTGCCAATGCTTCTGGGGATCAGTTTGGAGGGAAGTCTCTGGCATCCCTTCCGTACTTCAATACGCCCCTGAGCAGTGTGCCGATTACAAATGCTGTAAATGTTTTCGATAGTGCTGAACAGACCGAACTTAATGCGTCGGGTTATAGCGTAGTCGGACCAAACAAACCTGTTACTGGTACTATCATGGGAGCAGTAGTTACGACATATAAAACAGATCCCGCAGGTAACGAGGATGTTAGTTTTAAGTATCTGAACTATGTTGATACTGCTAGTGTTTGCAGGGAGTTTTTGTTCAATAA